GCAGATCATTGACCAGCTGGAAGGCAAGATCTTCCAGGCTCAGGAAACAGTGATTCAGAACATGAACAGCATGCTGTTCGGTGATGGGACTGGCAACAGCGGTAAGGACTGGAACGGTCTTCAGAACCTGATCGGCACCACCAACAGCGTTGGCGGTATCGACGGCAACGATGCTGATAATGCTTGGTGGCGTTCAAGCGTTACCGACCACACGGCGAACAGCGGCAACCTGTCGCTTGCAGCTATGGGAACGCTGTACAACAGCATTTCAGTCGGCAACGATCAGCCAACGATCATCATTACCACGCAGGACGGCTACGAAGCCTACGAAGCGCTGCTGACGAACAACGTTCGTTACACTGACACGGACATGGCGAACTCGGGGTTCCAGAACCTCATGTTCAAGGGTGCTCCTGTCGTGTTTGATGCAGACTGCCCCGCAGGTTCCGACACCGTCAACCACCCTGGCAGTGGGCGTGTGTACATGCTGAACACGAAGTACCTGAGCCTTGTCGGCCACTCGGATGTCTGGTTCAAGCCGACTCCGTTTGTGCGGCCCACGAATCAGGACGCTGTGTTCTCGCAGATCCTGTGCTACGGCCAGTTGACGATCAGCAACCGTGCCCGTCAGGGTGTTCTGGACAACGTTCTGGACGCCTGATAGTTGACAGTTGGGGGCGGGGCATACAGCCTCGCCCCTGCTGTTGAAGAGGATTTATGGGAAGAGAACTTGCAGTCGGTTACGGGAAGAACGTGCGACCTTACGGATCGCCACGAGACGGTATCGAAGCTGATGTCAAAGTCTCTAATTATGTAGCAGGACGCAACGTGCAAGAAATGCAGGCTGTGTTTACTGCTGTTGACGAACCGCAAAGCTGTTCGGCAACAAAGAAGAATGGTGATCCCTGCAAAGGTCGTCCTTTGGAGGGATCGTCGTTGTGTGTGTTTCATCGGGAAGCTGGGTAAACAATGAGCGCAATGTCTCTGGGGCAGATCAGAACTCAAGTCCAAGGCATGTTGGACATTGCGGACGGTGACATCCCTAACTCTGTTCTAGACACTTTTATCGCCCAAGGATACGACGCTATTGTTTACAGCGAAAAGCGTTGGCCGTTTTTTGAACTTTCAACTACTTTTTCTACGGTAGCTGACAAATCTGATTACACGTTTGCAGAAATCGGGTACAGCTTGATTAATCAAACTGTACGAGAAGTGTGGTCCTTGAGAACAGACGATCACATCATTGAGTACACTGGTCGTGATCTGGCTGATTATCATAATCCGTTGAACACTCTTGGATCTGGAACTCCGCAGTATTGGTCTTTCTGGGGAGAAAAGGTTAGGTTTTACCCTACGCCTGCTGCTGTAGAAACGATCTACATGCGTGGGAGTCGGAAAGCTACTGACTTCCCGAACAAGATGGACGGTACAGCAAACACTGCGTTGTATCCTGATTTGCCTGATCCGTTTCATCCATTGTTGTCAATCTATGCTGCTGCTCGGGCGTATTTGCAGCAAGAAGACCCGACAATGTCAATGCAGTACGATCGCCAGTTTCAAGTAGAACTAGATAACTTGGCTCGGCGTTTTGCTGATACACCTGCCCCTCAACCAATGTTGTTGAACAGCCGTAAGCGCAACTGGGTGGACTTCCGTTATCCAAAGAGGTACCAGAACACTGGTGGCGCGATTTTTTAGGCAGTAACAATGACTGATACTGGTTACAGCCTAACTACCCTAGAGAACTTTAGGGGTGGCCTGAACTACAGGACTGATGCGTTCAATCTTGATTTGAACGAATCGCCTGATTTGATGAACGTGTCTGTAGATCCCCGTGGCGGGATCGCTTTGCGCAAAGGGGTGACAACACATAATCAGACGGCTTTGGGCAGCAATGTCAAAGGCATCTGGTCGTTGTACAAAGACGACGGGACCAACAAGGTGCTTGTCAACTACGGCACAAGCATTGCCGCACACGACGGCACCGACTTTACCAACCTTGTCGGGCCGACAGCCCGCACCGCTGGCAGCAGGGTTTACGGCGATACTATAAATAACAGGGCTTACGGGGTGTCGTTTGATCAACCGTCTTTCTACTATGACGGTTCGACTGCTGCGGATTTGGGGACGACGCTTGACGGCACAACAGGGAACTTTCCACAAGCCAAGTATGTGACGCACTGGAACAACTTTGCTTGGGTAGGTTACACAAAGGAATCAGGAACTAATTACCCGACAAGGATTAGGTACTCTCATGCGAACTTGCCTGAGCAGTGGGATGACCTTGATTACATAGACATTGGTAAAGGCGAGGGCGGCGATTACATCACTGGCGTGTTGGGCCACAACGACCGTTTGATGATTTTTAAAGCCAACTCAACGTATGCGTTGTTTGGTTTTGACGGTGACAGTTTTCAGCTTGTTACCATTTCTGAAACAGTCGGCATGACTGGTGAGTCGTCTGCAGTATCTACTCCTTACGGCGTGTTCTTTTGGAATGATCGTCAAGGGGTGTACTTGTACGATGGCACAAACATGATCTGGTTGTTTGAGAAATTGCAGCCAGCGATTGACGATGGCCGTATTTCGTTCAACAACAATCCACCGCAGTTGGGTTGGGCAAACAACAAACTGTATGTTTCTGTTGACTATTTTGATGGCGACGCCAACATCACAAAGCGGCACATTTACGTTTATGACCCGACGATGACGGCGTGGGTGCTGTGGGATGTAGACGCTTCAACGTTGCATACACATCACGCTCCTGACGGTCAACCGATTTTGTACGGCGCATGTGTGGATAACACTGGTCGTGTTGTTTCTATTGATACAGGAGAAACGACGGCTGATCGTTATACCTACACTGGGGGGGCGTATGTTTCTACCAACATTGCGTCTCGTTTCCAAACTTCTTGGGTAAAGACAAGAAACCCCATTGTTCGTAAACGATGGGGACAGATGCGTTTGGTGACTTCTGCTGAGAAGTCAGGGACTTTGACTGTTGACGTGTTCCATGATTATGACACGACGGTTGCAGCTACTCGCATGTCTGGCCCTAAAGAAGAGTTGTCGTATGTAGTGCCGATTAGCGGTCGACAAAGCAGCGACTCTGTTTGGGGTACTGCTACTTGGCAGAACTCTGGGGGAACTACTGGTGACGGCGTGTGGGCTTCGGGCATTGTTCGTCAGGTCACGGATATTTACAAGATTGGGTCTGGCGGGACTTCTTCGGCTATTGCTTTGAAAATTACTGGGCCTACACAAGAAAATGTTCCTTGGGAAGTGAATGCAGTTTCGTTCCCTCATAAATCACGAAGGATGCGATAATGGCAACTTTGACAAGAAACACATTTACTGCGGGTTCTGCGATTGTTGCTGCTGACATGAACAGCAACTTTACAAACGTAGAAGCGTTGATTAACGACGTTTTGGATGGCACTCAATCTCATGGGGCGTTTCAGGCTACAGGGGCTGTAACGATTTCGGGGGCTATGACGGTTCAAGACTTGACGGTCAACGGCACGTTGAATGCGTCGGTGAGCGGCAGCGTTGACAGCCTTAAGGGTGAGATCCTGGCTGACAACAACGATATTGTGTTGGTAAACGGAACTACTGGTAGCGCTTCGACTTATCGGGGCACGATTCTTGCTAGTGACAACACTACGACGGTGTTGGCGAACGGCACGAACGGTACGGATGCGACGTTCAAGGGTGATGTTGTCAATTCTTCTGGCACGGTCATTGTTGATGTTTCTGCAGCAACGTTCAATGGCAATGCCACTACTGCGACTACTGCGACTACTGCGACTACTGCGACTACTGTTACGGGCAGTGTCGCCAACGCTGACCAGTGGACGACTGCCAGGACGTTGACGTTGTCGGGCGATGTGTCGGGGTCTGTCTCGGTCAAGGGCAACTCCAGCATGTTCATGACTACGACTGTTGCGAACGATTCGCATTCGCATTCGAATTACATCACAAGCAACGCCAGCGACACAGCTACTGGCAAATACACGTTCAGCAGCACGTCTGGTACGATCGCTGGCAATCAGACGTTGAATTTGTCTTGTACGGGCAGCAGCCCTGTTGGTGCTGGTATTAGTTTCCAGTATCCGACGAAGGGCGCTGCTTATTCGGGGATTATTCGCCCGTCGAACTCAAGCTCTGAGCGGCTTGTTGTTCTTCAAGATGACAACACGAACGTTGAGGATTTGCAGGTTCGTGTGTTGTATTACAGCGGCGGTTCGTTGGGTTCGTCTGATGAACGGTTGAAGACGAACGAGGGCCCGAGTCTGGGTTTGTCGTTTGTGAATCGTCTTGATCCGTTTACTGGCAAGTGGGCTGAGTCGTCTGTAGACGGAATGTCGTTTGATGACAAGAAACATTGGTTCCTGGGTGCTCAGACCGTGGAGGCAGCGATGACTGCAGAAGGTCTTAACCCTACCGATTACCGAGTCACTGAAGATGACGCCAACGGGTACAAGGTCATGGCGTACACGGAGATGGTGCCTGTGTTAATCAAATCTGTTCAGGAACTATCTGCCCGCCTGGAAGCGCTAGAGGCAGCATGACATGGGTGAATGGGCCGCAATCTTGGGCGGCACAGGCGCAGCTATTGTGACAGGAGTGTTTGCGGTATTCGGTGCTCGTTTCCGTAAAGAAAACACTGTCCAACACTCCGATAGTTTGGCTCGGCTTGACGATATTTCTGAACGGATTAGTGAAGTTCGTGATGATGTAAAAGAAGTTCGTCGTCGTCAAGACGACCATCTTGAATGGCACGCTGGACAATGAGTACACCTAACTTTCAGATTAACAAGAACCTGTCGCCGCTTGTGCAGCTTAACATTGCGGACGGGTTGACGTATCAGGGGACGTACTCTGCGGCAACTGCTTATGTTGCGGGTGACGTTGTTACTTATAACGGGGAGTCGTTTGTCGCCCGTCAGAACACGACGGGCAACACGCCTGGGAACAATGTTTACTGGCAGACGTTGGCTGAGCAGGGGCTTACTGGGCCGACTGGCCCTGCTGGGGCTACTGGTGCGACTGGTGCTGCGGCAACCGTTGCTGTTGGGACGACAAGTTCTGTTTCTAATGCTGGAACTGCGAGCGTTACTAACAGTGGTACTAGCAGCGCCGCTACGCTTGATTTTGTTTTGCGTGACGGGCCTACGGGGCCTGCTGGAGCGACTGGGGCCACTGGCGCTACGGGCGCCACGGGCGCCACGGGCGCTACGGGCGCTGCGGGTGCTGATGGCGCTGATGGCGCTGATGGCGCCGATGGTAAAAGTGTTCTGAATGGGTCTGGTGCGCCGTCGGCAGGAACAGGCGTTGACGGCGATTTCTACATTGACACGACTGCTGACGAGATTTACGGACCTAAGACAAGTGGCGCGTGGGGGAGCGCAACGTCTTTGGTTGGCCCTATAGGGGCTACAGGAGCTACAGGAGCTACGGGTGCTACGGGTGCTACGGGCGCTACAGGTGCGGCAGGTGCTGACGGGGCTGACGGGGCTGACGGCAAGACTGTTTTGAATGGTGCGGGGGCACCTTCTGCTGGTACTGGAGTTGATGGCGATTTTTATATCGACACAACTAACGACGACATTTACGGTCCTAAAGCAAGCGGGGCATGGGGAACAGCGACTTCTCTTGTTGGCCCGACAGGCGCAACGGGGGCTACTGGTGCGACTGGCGCTACAGGGGCTGCGGGCGCCGACGGCGCCGATGGTGCGGCGGCTACGATTGCAGTTGGCACTACAAGTTCTGTTACCAACGCTGGAACAGCGTCGGTAACCAACAGCGGCACGTCTAGTGCTGCCACGTTTGACTTTGTTCTAAGAGATGGACCTACTGGTCCTCAGGGAGCGACTGGTCCTCAGGGAGCGACTGGGGCTACTGGGGCAACAGGTGCTACTGGGCCTGCGGGTGCTGACGGCGCTGACGGCGTTATTCAGACGGTTACTGCTGGCACGAACTTGAACGGTGGCGGATCTGCCGCCACCGTGACACTGAACCTTGATAACGACATTACGTTGACTTCGGTTACTGCGGATTTGAACGGCCCAGTTCATATTACGGTGAAGAACACGTCGGGCGGCACGCTGGCTAAAGGCACGCCTGTGTACGCTACGGGTTCTGTTGGGGCTTCTGGTGCGGTAGAGGTGTCGCCTTCGGATGCTGATGTTGCGTCAACAATGCCTGCGTTGGGTTTGCTAGATGATGCCTTGGCAAACAATGCTGAAGGCTCAGCGACGGTGTTGGGGATTATTGGCGGCATTAACACTTCGTCTTATGCCGTCAACGACGAGTTGTATGTGTCGACTACAGCAGGGGTGTTGACTGCGACTCGGCCTACAGGGGCGTCTGAGTTGGTGCAGAAGATTGGCCGTGTGGTGCGTGTTGACGCTTCAACGGGCGAGATTCTGGTGTTGGGTTCTGGTCGTGCGAACGACGTGCCTAATGGCACGTTGTCGAACGACACGACTGGTAATGCTGCTACTGCGACGGCGTTGGAAACGGCACGCACAATCAATGGCGTGTCGTTTGATGGCACGGCGAACATTACGGTGGCTGCTGCTGCGGGGACGTTGACGGGTGCGACGTTGGCGTCTGGGGTGACGGCGTCTTCGTTGACTTCGGTGGGCACGTTGAGCGCTTTGAGCGTTGGCGGCAACATTACAGTTACGGGGACAGTTGACGGTCGTGATGTAGCGGCTGATGGCACCAAGCTTGACGGTATCGAATCAGGAGCGGATGTTACTGACGCCGCTAACGTTGAAACAGCGATCGAAGCGATCACGTTGACTTCTGTTGCTGGCGCTACGGGAGATGAGATCCTTGTAGTTGATGCCACTGATGGCGGGTTGAAAGCGGTTCTTTGGCAGAACCTGCCCGCAGCGCCTGTTGATTCTGTCAATAGCCAAACTGGCATTGTTGTTTTGGATGCAGATGACATTTCTGATGCCGCTACAACAAACAAGTTCACGACTGCAGCTAACCTCACGAAGCTGGGTCACATAACTGTTACTCAGGCTGTTGATCTTGACACGATTGAGAGCAGGGTCAATCAGTTGGATGCAGCGGTTGTGCTGCAAGGATCTTGGGATGCATCCGCAGGGTCGTTCCCTGGTTCTGGTTCTGCTCAGGCTGGCGAGAGCTACATTGTTTCGGTAGCTGGCACTGTGGACAGTGTGGCGTTTTCTGTCAACGACAGGCTGTTGGCAATCGTAGATAATGCTTCTACTTCGACATATGCGTCTAACTGGTTGAAGCTGGATTACACCGATCAGGTGTTGAGTGTCAATACGCAAACTGGAGCGGTTGTTCTAGATGCTGACGACATTTCTGATACGTCTACGACGAACAAGTTTACGACTGCGGCTGATATCACGAAGCTGGCAGGCATCGAATCGGGAGCTACTGCCGATCAGACTGCAGCCGACATTAGAGGGTTGGGGTTCTTTGACACAACGAATGACGGTACGGGTTCTGGGCTTGATGCGGATTTGTTGGACGGGAATCATGCGACTGCGTTTGCGACTGCGGCACAAGGTTCTACTGCTGATTCTGCGCTTCAGAATGTTGTAGAAGACACCACGCCGCAGCTTGGCGGCGCGTTGGATGTCAATGGGCAAGAGATCACTGGCGCTATTGATCTGCATTCGACGGGCGACGTGATTACTGAACTTGGTGACGCTGCTGGCGTCAACAAGTTGTCAGTCAGGGATTCA